ATAGACACGAGTTGAAACTACTCGTATGGTTCTGATTTTTCAGGACCTTTTTGGGTGGGGTGGGCCTTTCGGGACCCAACCTTCCTCACCCCCCTCCCCGCGGATGGTAGCGCCGCAGGCCCACGGACCCGGACACCAGACACTTCAGTCTGGTGCCACTGGGGTCACAGCCTTCAAGCTCCACCAGCATCTTGCATCCCGTCTACTTTCCCTAGCCATGCCGTACGTCAACCGGACTCCAAAGAATGGAGATCCGACGGACGGCAACTGGCAATTTATTGGGTCAAATCTCGGGTCGTTCCTTGTGTATGTCGAGTCGCTTTGCGACGCGACAGTTCCTTGGGATACGGAAACCTACTGCAGGCAGTTGTGCCTTCTTGTAGCAGGTGCTACCGTAACCCCCTCGAACACAAGGGTATCACACGATGAAGCCTTTTCCCTTCTCAAAAGCCTTCAATGCATTTTCGACCGCTTGATGGTAGAAGCTGAGCTTGAGAAAACTCAGATCCTTCTGCCCTTCAAAGCATTCCTCACAGATTCCGCCGCGTCCGACGCCGAGCGTGATCTGCTGTGCGAGGTGAATTGGCCCTTCTGGGCTGCCCTCTATGTTGCAGGAATGTTCCGTGACTGGTTCAAATATGTCACGGCGGTCCCCCTCGCAGAGCTCGCAAGTGTAGGTGAGCCCTGCGTGCCGGAGCTCCCCAAGAGACCCGGCTTCCTTTCCTCACAACTCACGACCCCAACACGTTGTCTCCAGGCGATCTTTCCCCTGACAAATCGACGTGCTTGCCCGGTCTTGCAGCGACTTCTTACCCACTTGGCGGAGACCAAGATGAAGCGATCCTTTGGGTCCTCCATCAAGTCTCCGACCAAGCGCGCCATCCTGATTGCGACACGACTCCTTCGCATCAAGGACGCGACCCCTCAGGTCGGGTATGATTTCACTATTCGTGAGATTTCTGGTCACCATGACAGTCTGTCGAAACCCTCGCCCCTCGGCGACAAACTCGACCCTGCCATGAAGCGTATCATGACCACCGTGATTGACTGTTTCTTCCGCACCTCTCAGGACGACTTTGAAATCGTCCCTTGGGACAAGCTGAAGAATCGACTCTCGACCCGCTCCGGCGAGCTGCCCTCTGAGACAGCACTCAAAGCCGAGTACGACGAAGTCAACAATCCGGAGATCCCGGTACGCTACGATCGCCTCCGTGCGTCCGAGGGCATCCGTGCCCGTACCTGGGACCGCCACGTCAGCATCAACGACGTACGGTCCACCTTCGCGGTTACTCCATCAGGCAAAGTGCAAACGACGCTCGACAGAGAAGATTTCAGTTTTGAACATTCGTACAAACCTGAGATCGAACTTGTCCTACGCTCCAAACACCCGCCGACCGCCGAAGTGATCGGACTCAAGGAGCCCCTCAAGCTTCGTGTCATCACTGTTTCCGACGCCGTTCTTCAGTATTACGGCTCTGGCATACAGAAAGACATCTGGCAGAGGCTCCAGCGAACGAAGATTTTCCACCTTACACATGGGAAGTCTGTGACCGAGATGATGAAAGTCATGAACAACCTTCTTCCCATGGACCCTATCAGCCTGCTCCTCTTCACAGACGAGCAAGGTTGGGTCTCTGGCGATTACAAGGGAGCGACTGACACTATCCCCCAGTGCACCACCCGCCACGCTGCCCGCATCTTGCTCTCTCACTACGCCTTCCCGGCGGAGCACACGAACAAGATGACCCAGGATGGCCCCGTCCGGGAGCCCACAATCCACTGCGGACTGAAAAGGAAACTCATCGAGAACCTTACAGCCGCTCTGTTGGATTACAGTGAGACTCTCCGCTCGGAGTACATCCGGGACGCCCTCCAATTCTTGGATAGGGAGTTCGGATCACGCGAGAACTGGTGGGTCGTGAACCTGCCGATGTCCGTAAACCTCATGCTCAATGCCGAATGGCTTGAAGAGGCAGGCATCTTTGAGGCAGTTCACACCCGTGCCAGCGATGTCCTACAACAATCAGGACAGCTGATGGGGAACATCCTCTCATTTCCCCTCCTTTGCATCATCAACCTCTCCACGTATCTCCTGGCGATTGAGACCTACGGTCCCGACCGCCACCCCTCCTCCCGAACTCCAGGCCTTTGGGTCTGGAACAACTCAGGAGGACTGGATCCCAGCAAGCCGGCATTCCATCCGGATGGGACCCTCCGAGATACACAGATGGTTCTCAACCCCCGCCTCACCCCACAGATCCTCGACAGCCTCCCAGTCTTGGTCAATGGAGATGACATCGGCTTCTACGCCGACCGTCCCTTCTACGACCACTGGTCTGCCGTGATCGGGCGCGGGGGTTTCATCAAATCTGTTGGGAAGAACTATTTCTCACCGCATTTCATGACCATCAATTCGGAAGTTTTTGTTGCCTCACAAGGAGGAACTCTCACGAAACTGCA